CGATGAGTACCTGCGGAGCCAGAGATGCATTGCTACCTTGACAAGAGAGAAGGCAGCCCAAACTGGTACATCTACGAATACGACCCCGCCACCGGACAATGCCCACGCTTTAGCACTCGCACGGCAGATCGCGCAGCCGCGGAGAAGAAGCTCGCGGAGCACATCCTCAAACTCCCCCAGCGGAAGCTGATCAATGACGCGACGGTCGTTTGGGTGCTGTTGCGCTATTGGGAGCACTACGCGAAGGACACCTTCGCCAGCGACACAGTGCGTCGTGTGATGGGGCTGGTTGCCGAGCACGAGCCGACCACCCGCGTCTACGACTGGCCGATCGGGAAGCAGAAAGAGTTTGCGGCAAAGCTCGCAACAAAGGGCAGTACCCAGCGCCGCTATTGGGGCGTTGTGCGTGCCGCTATCCAGTGGGCAGTTGACGGCGGCGAGCTTCCGTCGCTGCCCGCGCTGATGAAGATTCAGGCGACCGATGGCGAGGGCGTCGCGCCCTTCTCCATCGAGCAGCTCAAGCGTCTAGCGGAGGGCTGCGTACACGAGCACGAGCGTAGATTTTTCCTACTGATGGTGTCCACAGCTCCGCGGCCTGGGGCCACGCTGGATCTAACCTGGGATCGCATCAATGCAGAAACCGGCGTCGTCGACTACGTGGTGCCTGGCCGGAAGCTGACGAAGAAGCGTCGAGCGAAATCGCCTCTGTGCACCCCTGCCCTCGCCTACTTCAACGATCGCCGATCGATCGGCCCAGTCATCCAGTGGAACGGCCGCCAGCTCGCCGGCCACAAGATGACGTTCGGCCGGATCGCTACGCGAGCGAAGGTTGCAGGGACCGCATACGGGATCCGCAAAGCGGTCTCGATTTGGCTGCGGCGTGAGAGCGTCCACGAATGGGACATCAAGGGCATGCTGGGACACGCCATAGGCGGCGAGACCGAGCGCTACGCCCACTACCGCCCTGAGTACATGCGTGCCGCGGCGGACTCGGTAGAGCGTCTGCTGAGAGAAATTAGACCGAGCTGGCTTGCCAGTTACTTGCCAGTCGACGTTCCACGTGAATCCAAGTTGTTGATTGTTGGTGGGCGCGACAGGGATCGAACCTGTGACCCCTACCATGTCAAGGATCAGCTACTTGAGTCTTTTCAGAGACTTAAGCCGGCTAATGACGACTAGTGGCGACGCATGATATCAAAGACTTATGCGATGTCACTTGCCAGTTACTTGCCAGTGGCACCCATGAGGTAAGAGATGGTCAGTGAGTGGCAACCGATAGGAACCGCGCCGCACGGCGGGCCGGTGCTGGCGTGGGCGCCCAATTGGGAATTGCCTACCTGGATCGTGTGGCACGAGAGGCACCCTCGAACCGAGCGCTCTGGGTGGGACTGGTGGGGCGAGGCGGATGGATGGTATGAGCTGGCGAACGAGTCAAAGCCGACGCACTGGTTGCCGTTACCAGCAACACCTCCTCTGAACGGGGATGACGATGGCAACCGATGAAATGGTGCGGGTGTTTCAGATGGATGCGCAGCGATACAAGGCCGAGGCCGATAAGCTCGGCGCATTGATCGCGGAGCACAACAGCGGATGCGTTATGGCCTGCGAGGCGCGCGGCGACTGCAGGCCCTATACAAGTCGCGGGCGGAAGTGTCCGGATTGTCCGAAGGATTGGATGATTGAGTTACCAGCGGATCAGGAGGGCGGTGAGCATGAATGAGGCCACAAAAGAGAAGGTCGAGCACCTTCGGCACTTGCGTGTGCTGTTGAAGTCAGGCGACTACGACGGCGTAACGATCATGCATGCATGGATCGCGATCGAAGAGTATGCCGACCTGCTGGAAAGAACAGCCCACAACACAAAAGCGAGCTGTAGGTAACGTTTGACGTTAGTAACGCATGTCGTTACTATACGTCCATGATAAAGGGCTTCCGCTGCAAAGAGACGGCCGCGATCTACGAGGAGCGGTTCTCCCGGAAGCTGCCCAAGTCCATCCAACAGCGTGCGCTCGTGAAACTGCAGCAGTTGGACGCCGCTGGCGACCTAAAGGACTTGCGGATCCCGCCTAGCAACCAGCTCGAAGCGCTCAAGGGCGACCGCCTGGGGCAATGGAGCATTCGCATCAATCAGCAGTGGAGGCTCTGTTTCCGTTGGGAAAGCGGGAACGCTTACGACGTGGAGATAGTTGACTATCATTGATGGAGCAAGATATGGCCGCAAAGCTGAAGCCTGCGCATCCGGGCGCAATACTGCGAGAGGAGTTCATAGACGCCCTTGGCCTGACCCCGTACAAGGTCGCCAAGGCCATCCATGTGCCGCTTCCGCGGCTGAACGACATCGTATTGGAGAAGCGCGGCATTTCGCCTGAAATGGCCTTGCGCCTGTCAGCGTACTTCGGCACCACGGAGCAGTTCTGGATCAACCTCCAGGCCGACTATGAGCGCAGGATCGCCAAGGCGAAGCTCGCGAAGGAACTCAGCCAAATTGAGCCGCTGAGAGCAGCTTGAACCAGCCGGAGCGATGAAATCCGCCGATGACCTCACCCTCGCCGAAGCGGTTGACCTGATCGTCTACGGCGCGAACTGCAGGGCCTGCAAGGAAACCAGGCAGATTGATCTGCATCAGCTATTGGAGCGCTTCGGGCCGGATTTCATCGTCTATAAAATTCTGCCCAAGTTGCGGTGCACTAAGTGCGGGTCTCGGCAGATCATCTGCGTCACACTATGGAAGGAAGCCGCGACGACAGAGCGGCTGATGGAGCATTGGATCAGTCCTCAGCGCTCCACACCTGATCCTGGCGCTTGAGGAACTTCGGCCACTCGATCTCGCGGGTGAAGCTGCGCTCCTCAATGAGCACGTGATTGGTCGGCTGCGCAGTGATCCGGCCGTTGTCCAGGGCGACGAAGAAGAATTCTTTGCTTTGCTCAGGATAGGCCGAGAACGCATCGCCGATCGGCACCGCGGTGAACAGGTACTGTCCATCGTGCTCGCTCTTGTCCCTTAGCCTCACCCTGGCGTTCACGGAACAAAGATAGGGGTACTCAATGGTGGAGAACTCCCAGCCGTAGGCGTCCCAGGTTGCTGCCTGCGATGGCGTCCACGGCGTGTCGGTCTCACGCATCGCGATCTGATGCAGCGGGACGTTGCGGTAAACCGCCCCGCATTCGAGCAGCACGTGGCAGCCCCAGGCCCGGCCGGGGTACGAGGTGAGGCCGAACCAGACAGCCTTGAGCCAGCCGTGGGTGCCTATGGCGTTGGGCTCGATGAGAACGTAATGGTGCCGTGGCAGGCTACCTGCGTGCGCGTAGATCATGAGCCCTGACCAGAACGATCGCGTTCTGGCGCGAGCTGGCCGATCACGTAATCGAGGGTGCGCTTTGCGCGCTCCATCTCAAACAGCAGCTGTGCCCGAGTCAGGTCAGGATGTGGGTCGCAATAGTCCCGTGCAGATTTCAGGTGGTCGATCAGATCACTCATGCAGCCTTCCTGGACCGTAGCCACCTCAAGAAATCTGCCCCCTCCTCCGGGCTCCACCACACCTTGATCATGTCCGGATGACTCTCCGGCAACCGTGGGTTGACCGTCGTCACGCAGGCCGGACCGAACGACAGATCTCGGAATCCCTTCTCTTTCGCGTAGCGGTCGTAGACCTTGTAGCTCGCGACCTTCATTAAATGGATCACGAACTGCTCGGCTGGATCCTTCCACACGTTGTATCCCGATTCGTGCTTGTGGCCGGCGACAAAGATATGGTCACGCACGCCGAACATCGCCGCTTTGGTCGCGCCGTGGGCTGAGTTGTATTGCGAGGAGCCGGCGAAATCGTGCCGGCAGTTGATACGCACCGATCGCCCGTTTGGGAAGTTGAGCGCAAGCCTGACCTGGCTGTCCTTGTAGAGCGTCCCGGTCTGCTTCGCGATCCAGTTCAGGGGATCGCCAGCACCAGACCATGCATCATGATTCCCGCCGACCATATAGAGCCACCGGGCCGACTTCACGAACCACTCGCCTAGCATCCATGCCTGCTTGGCAGTCGTCCCCTGCTGGCTGTACAGATGCGCAAGACGGCCGATCCAGTTATTCGTGCTGTCTCCGACATTCGCTCCCCACAAGCCGTCTACGTCGCGCGTAAGCTTCGCATGCGACTCGAGCAAAGCTATGTCCGTGCCGTCATCGTCCACATGGGGATCGCCGAAGTGCAGGATGCCGATCGGACCGTCCAGGTTCACGCGAACCTGAATCAGCCGATGCGCTTCCTCATACGCGCGCTTCGCCTCAAACTGCCGCTTTCGGTGCTTTACCAGCTCCTCTACGGGCAAGTCGACGTCCGGCAGATCCGCTATCGTGAACGGCTGCGAACGCCTCCGCACGAAGCGTTGCAGGGTTGTCGGGTTGAGACCGAGTTCCATAGCCGCTTCAGTGCAATTACCGCCGAAGCGCTCGATAGCTGCAATCCGCATCTCGTCAGTGATCTCTCGGCGATTAGCTCCCACGAGTCACCTTTATCCCAACCTTGCGACGTTGGCGGCGGGTCAGCTTCTCGCTCATCGTCCAGCGCTCTTGCAGGCCGTTCTTGTTCCAGCGGTAACGCAGCCGGTGAACCAATCCACACTCACAGCAGGCGTGATGTGTAAACCGTCCTACCTGGACCCATGCATCGCTGGCGTCCTGATATTCGTCGTCCTTCACGGGAACTACGCACGCGCTGCGGAGATAATGAGGTCCAATATCCGCTCGACTTTCACCCGCTGATCAGGCTCCAGGAGCCCATCGCCAACCTTGGCTTGCAGCTCCGCCACCACCAGGGACACCAGCGCATCAGCGAGCACGCGATCGGCAGGAGACAGCGAGAGCTTGTTCAGCTCACCGCCTACGACCTCCTCCAAAGCCAGCAGCGTTACAGCCTCGCCAGAGGCGAGCGCCTTGAGATCGGTCGCAATGCGGACGATGGTATCCCGAGTGTTCGGACGGCTCGATTGCTCGACGATCTTAGCGGTGGCGTATTGGACGGCGATACCGACAAGAGTTTCATCGCGCGCGGAGGGATTGGATGAGCAGCCGGATAAAAGTAGCGCCGAAAGTATGAACACTACAACAACGTTAGCTAGCATTTGAAACGTCCTTCTGAGAGTTGAGAAAGCCACAGACAGCGGTGCCTACGCCGAGCACGACCGTGACCCAGCCGTATTGCTCGGCAGAGAGGAGAGACTGCAGTTGACCGCTCGCCTGGAGCGTCCCGCAGATGATCGAAATGACGCCGATCGCCTTCGTCTTGTGGTTGGTGATGAGAGTGTTCAAGGCCATTCTCCCGTGCGAACCATTTCAGAAATCGTCACTGCCCTACCCTTCACTTGCTGAGCCCACTTGCTGTCCAGCAGTTCGTGGGCCGCGTGTGTGTAGCGACCCTCATTCATGAAGCCGATGAACTTCTTGAAGCCAGCGAAGCGGGTAGGACCAAGATTGAATAGAAGCTCTACGACTGCGTTCTGGCGCACGGGATCAAGCTTCGAGAACCACGGATACTTGAGCGCCTGCGTAGCGCAGTCGTTGATGTCGTTGTCTAACAGGTACCGTATCTCGTCCTCTGAGAGACCCTTCCCTGCCAAGTTCCGGCCCACGCCAACGGTCGGCAGGCCGCGAACGAACGTCCCCTCGCCTATCGGACGACCAGTTACATCGTCGTACACGAATGGCCGATTGCCTTCATGCTTGGCGAGCTGCGCTCTCAAGCGCTCGCGGTCGATCACGAACTGCTACCTATGTGCAGGAGCTTCGACACCCATGCGCCGAGGACACCGGCGAGAGTCGCGGCGATTGATCCCACCGCTATCAGCATTCGTATGCCGCCCTTGCTCTGGGCGATCGCATTTACAAGCACGTCTACCTTGTCCTCGATGCGCTTTAGACGCTCTTCCTGTGCGTCTGCCCTGGCTTCGAGAGCGCCTACATCCCGCTGCAGATCGTTCATCTCCCACCCGCAGTTAACAGAACGAGGAGCAATGCAGTAGCGCCTGGGCGAGAAATATTTGTAGGTTTCATCGACTCGATCTACAGTTGACTCGCCAACAAAACAGCGGGAATGGAAAACATGGAATGCACACTGGCAACCCTCATCGCATGCTTCTCTTGGGGTGGTTTCTACGTCGACACGGAGATGTCCTATCAGGACCGCGCCGTGCCGTATCACTACTGGAAAAACGTCAGCCCGCGGCCGAGATCGGGCGTCATCGAAACGGCCTTCGTTTCAACGATTAGCTACGAGCAGGAAAGTCCGTATATGCGCAACGCGATCGGCTATCAGCTGAAGTTCAGGTCTGTTGACCTGTCAGCAGAGTTATTCCATGACAGCAGCATGAAGTCGGACAAGGATCGCGGCGTTAACGGCGTTGGAATCAGGGCGCGCTGGTTTCCGTTTCGCGCTAGGCGTTGACCACACATTGGAATGTGAATGAGCCGCTGGCCATTACTGTGCCGCTGGCCGCGGCGCGAATTTCAATTGTGTAAGTTCCCTGGGTCGTTCCAGTTCCAGTTCTGGTTAAGCCCCACTGGCGATTGCTAGATAGAGCAAGCCAGCTGCCAGTTGTGTCACTTCCGACTTCATTCGGAGATGTGCCACTCGTAACCGTTAGCCTAATCTCATAAGGCGAACCAACAGATGCCGGCTGGTCCTGATAGTACCCAGCCCAAGCGGGCTTTCGATCTACTGTGGCATTGCCGTTGGATGTTGATTCGCTGGTCGTGTCCACGTCTCCAACACTATTAAATCTGAACCGAAACGTCGCAGTGCCTCCGCCGGTCGTGTTCGCGTTGTATGTGCCGTTAGGAGGAAGCTGAATACTCCTCCCACGCGCTACCAGTGCCCCTAACGCGCCACTCATGACAGCCCGGTACCGCTAATGCACCAGTTGGTAGAGTTGATCTTTACGGCAGATGCAATGCCGTTAGATGCAAGCGTGCGCGAACCTGTCGACCCAGCGCCTGCGAGAGTCAGTGTGTCAGACGTGATTGCAATCGTGACGTTGTTCGAGGTGAAATTTACGAACGTGAGGACCGTTCCCACAGGGAATGCCACAGATGCATTAGCTGGAATCGTCCATGTGTATGGACCCGCTCCCTGGCTATATATCTGCTTTCCCGCATCAGCGAGGACACAGGTGTAATTGCCGTTCTGAACGTTCTGCGGAATGCCCTTGAAGCCAGTCTCAGCTGCCGACGAGTTAGCCGTGGTGATGACGCCCGTGCGAGAGAACCTGAGCAACGTGGTGAAAGAGTTCTCTGCGTCGTTGACCGCTAACAGCGCCAGTTCTTCGTTATCTTGGTCGATGAGCCACTTACCGTTGTTGGCGGATGCATCTGACTGAATAAGCCAGAGCGAGGCGGCGTTTTTGGTAAGGCGCAACTCAGGGATATTCAGATTTTGCGGGTTTAGCAAAATCCAATCATCAGCGCCTGAATCAAGCATAAGCAGTGCGGGGATGCCGGCGACGAGATCCCCGGATACGAGCGCGTCCCCATCCGCCTTCTGGATGTCGAGCGCGCCCAGGCTGTTGATGTTGAGCGTAGCTGCGCCGGTGTTGTTGGCGGCTGGCGTGAATACCACCAGCATCCCGGCCGAATACGCCGTCAGCGCCGGCGTCATCGTACCGGTGATCGTGTTTGTGCCGGCTACCGGACCACCCAGCACCTTGACTCGATTGATCTGCGCTTCGACGGCAACGGACGCCATCATTTCGCGCATGGTGTTGTTGACCGCGGACGGCGCCATGCCTTCGGGGGCGCCAGTAGGCGGGGAACTGTTGTTGTCAGCAGCCGTTGTAGCCCATTGCTGGACAGTCATTTAGAATCGACCTCAAATGAAGAAAGCCGCAATCACTCTCGTGTGCGGCCTGATCTGTGTCGGGATCGGGACAATCAATATCTGGCTGGGGATCCTGTCCCTGCCGATACTCTGGGAGCTGTCAAACTCACTGACTGAGTAAGCCTTCCGTACCGAAGGCAAGCCCCATGGCTGCTTGCGGCATGGGCTGCATCCCTGGCTGGGTCAGTACTCTCTGACCTGCATTCGACAGCAAGCCCGCCCTCACCGCTTGGCGAAGGAAAGGATAGAGCAGATACGACGGCTCCCGAGATAGAGCTGCGGTCCCAGCGCCGAGGATAACGTCCGTATTTCGGACAGATCCGCTGTCGAGGACGAGCTTTGCTGCTTTTGGGAAGGCAGTCGCGAACTCCGCGACCTTCTTTGCTTCTCCGGAGAGGGGCTTGCCCTTGGCCAGCTGCGTTGCCAGCTTCGTAGCATTGAAGCTG